AAACTAAATGAGAGCGTTATCAATAGACGCTTCTACGACTCATATAGGTTGGGCTGTCTTTGACGACGATGATTTAGTGGCTTGGGGTAGATTAGAGCCTACTAAACCTAAATTAAATTGGAGAGAGAGGACTGAAAATCTAGCCCCACAATTGGATGAGTTGATAGAAACTTATAAACCTGAAATAGTATATCAAGAAGAAGTACCTAAAGGTGGAAGTGGTGGAGTCATCACTGGAATACAACTAGGTTTTGTTCAAGGTATGCTATATACTGTAGAGAAAATGATGAATAATCTTCCTGTGATATATATAGAAGTTGGCACATGGAGAAAACAGCTTGGAATTAACTCAGGAAATCAACATAGAGATGCAAAGAAAATTAATAGCATACGAAAAGCTAATGAATTATTTAGTAAATATGGAGTAAACTTACCATTAGTATTTACCGAAAGTGGAGCCTATAGTGCGGCTAAAAGTGATGATGACACTGCCGACGCATTAAATTTGTATGCTAGTACAAGAGAAAAATATAGAAAACCTACCGTTAAATTTGGTAGAGCAAGGAAGGTAGGGTGAATAAATGGCGAATGACTTTGAAATACTTTTGCAAACTAGGCTAAATACTCAAAACGCTCAAAAAATGTATGAGTCTTGGCGGTCTAGTATACAGAAGAAGCCAATAAATTTAGATATGACCATTAACTCTAATAGCCTTAAAACACTTAAGACAGAGTTAGGTTCGGTTCAAACTCAAATAGATAATTTTAGTAATACTACTGCCGCAAACTTTAACAAGATGACAAAGGCAGTAGAAGTAGTTACTACCCAAACAGATAAATATAAAATAGCCAACGAGGGACTTAGAACTGTTATTACTAAAACTAATGAAGCAGGTCAACAGTTTAGAACTATAGTAGACAAAGTGGTTGATGGTCAAGGAAAGCTTGTAACTACCACTCAAAACTTAACTCAGGTACAAAATGGAAATCTAAAATATTGGACTCAATTTGGTAATAAAATAACTGAAATCACTGCTGATTATGCAAAAGCAGAAAATGAAGAAAATAAACTAAGACAAAGTTTAGTAGAAACTAATAATCAACTTAATCAAACTCAAAGTGCAGGAAACAATGCCGCTAGTGGACTAAACAATGCCGCTCATGCGAGCCAAACTCTTGCGCAAAGAATTACAACTGCGGCAGGTAAGGTAGCATTATTTAAGGTATCTACCACAATTGTAATGGCATTTTATAATGCTATAACACAGGCTAAAGACGCAGTTGTAGCATTTGACAAGGCAATGGTGGAATTTAATAAAGTAACACCTTTGTCTAACAATGAAATTGAAAAAATGCTATCCAACTTTGAAAAACTTTCATCAGAAGTTGGTAGAACAAAAACCGAATTAGTTGAAATTGCAACTGAAATGTCTAAATCGGGTTTTGGAACTTCTACAGAAGAAGTAACCCGAATGGCGGAATTAACTGCTTTATATCAAAATACTGCGGACGAAGAACTTTCTGCGGCTGATGCTTCAAAAGTTTTAATTTCTCAGATGAGAGCATTTAATTATACTGCCGATGATGCAATTCATATTCTTGATTCAATTAATAAAGTTTCAGCAGAATTTGCTGTAAGCTCAGGCGATATTGGTAGAGGTCTTACCCAAGCAGGTGCGGCTCTACAAACATATGGCAACGATTATGACCAGACTGTAGGTTTGCTTACAGGAGCAAGTGAAATATTCATAAATAGGTCACAACAAGTTGCGAGGGGTAGCATAAGCCCTAAATATACAGAAATGTGTATTATTTGTACAACCCTAAAATCAGTAATTCCTAAAGCCTCATAACTACAACGTAAAGATGAAACAAACTTAAGCGTGAATGTGGGAAACTATTAAAAACTATGAGGATGATATATGGTTAAAAGACCTAAGTATCTGTATATTATATAATACATAAAATGGATGTTTGATAGCGAAGTCTCGAATAGAGATGTGTTAAACGACTATCCCTTTGGCGGCTTAACCGCAATAGGAGTAGGGCTACTATGTCTAAGGTAGTGGGTGAGACTCCCTTAAATCGAAATGGGTTGCCCTTAACACGTTATGGTGAAGGTGAAGAAATAGTCTATTCTCATACGAAAGTATGAGGGCATTATTGCCATTGAGAAGTGACGATTCTCAGTAAATAAAAAGCTTAAATACTATCGCAAGCCGAATAGCAAAGAACGGTGAAACTTTAGAAGAATACGGAGTAAGTATATACGATGCAAATGGACAGTTGCGTTCAACTTATGAAATATTAAAAGATTTAAAACCTGTTTGGGATAATTTAGATGCAAGCGAAAGAGTTGCACTTGGTACAACGTTAGCGGGTTATTGATTAGCCCGAGATATGTAGATTTAATAAACGGGGAAGTGTGGAGTGACGACCACTATCTGTACTTTAAGTATGGATACCTAAGAGCCTTATATACTAAATTTGTTTGGTGACAAATAAATGGCTTAGAGTAATTAACTAGGGTATAGTAATAATTATAAGGATATATGGTCAATCCGATGCAGAATAACTACTGAGATGTAGTGGATAGCACAAAAGACTATCGAAAGCAGTCAGTTTTATATTGATAAATGTAACTTATTATGATATAATAAGAATAAGGTCGCAGAGACACGAAGCGAGTAGAGTACACCTTAATCGCTTAGAGGTGGAAAGAATCTAGGAAGAAAATATAGTCTAAACTTATAGGAAACTATAAGATAATTATTGTTGATTGTAGGAAAGGAACATATGGGTAAAAATACGCACACAACCGAGGAGATAATAAGTAGATGTGCTGAATTAAATATAAAAATAATTGATAAAAATTATATCTATAAAAATACACGCGAAAGAATAGATTGTATGGATTGCGAGGGATATAAATATAGTCCTACGGTTCATCAAATTTTAGATAAACGACAAAATAAGTTTAATAAAGTACATAGGGGAAATAAATATACAGCATATAATATTCAATTATATTTAGATAAAAATAATACGGGAGCCACACTAATAGTGGACGATAATTTTAAATATGACACAAATAAAACAATTCTCACATTAAAATGTAAATGCGGAAATATTTTTAATACGTATTGGAATCATATATTAAATGCAAATAAAACAAAATGTTATAAGTGTGGTCAAATTTTAAGACACAACGGTCATAGTTTATCTATACATGACTTAATTAAAAGATACAACGAATATAATATTCCAATAGAAATAAATTTTGATGAATATATTAACAAATCGGATTTTAGAAAACAAACTGATTTATTAGAATGTAGGTGTATTGAATGTGGCAATTGGTTTAGAAATAAATGGAATTATATTTATTATAACCACAGTTATCTTTGTAATAAATGTTCAAAAAAACAAAGCGCAATAGAAAAAACAGTGGAAAATTATTTAAAATGTAACGACATAAAATATGAGAAACAAAAAACATTTATTGGTTGTAAAAAAATAAAACCGTTACCGTTTGATTTTTATTTAATTGATTATAATTGTGCAATAGAAGTACAGGGTAGACAACATTATTATGAAAGCAACTATTTTGTTATGCCATTAAAAAAAAGACAAGAATACGATAGATATAAAAAGGAATATTGCGAAAACAATGATATATTATATATTGCAGTTCCTTATTATAATATACATAATGAAAAATTTAAATATACAATCAACAATATGTTAGGAATAAATTAGCGATTTATTTTTAATAATATTTGGTTAATCAATACAAAATTTTGTCAGCGGAACTTCAAAACTTTGATAGAGCAGTAGAAGCGGCTGATGCCTCATTGAATTCAGAAAATTCAACAATGAGACAAAACGCCGAATATCAAAAGGGACTTGAATACTCTGTTTCACAACTAAAAGCACAATTTGAGGAATTTGTACTTGGAGACGGTGGACTACAAGCCACTGCAAAAATATTTATTAATTTAGTAACAGGTACATTGTCATTAATTAATGCTTTAGGTGGGTTGAAAACAGTATTACTTACATTAGCCACTATAATTGCAACTGTTAAGGCGGATAATATAGTAAAATTCTTTACTACAATGCCTAAACTTATTTCCAATGTTGTAGGTTTTATAACAGTATATAACAATGCTTTAGCAGAAGGAAAAGTTAAATCTTTAGCTTTTGCAGAGGCTCAAGAAGCAATCGGAATAACCGCAAGCAAAGCCCAATTAGCAATTGGCGGTTTGTTGGGAATATTAACTGCATTTGTCGCAGTATTTTCTCTTGTAAATAATGCAATAGAAAAACACAATCAAGAGATTGAGCAGGCAAGAAATGAAGCCGTTTCTTTGGGAGATTCGATTCGCTCTGAAATTTCTGCAATTGAAGAAGCTATAAATAAAATAAATGACGAGAGTATAACTAGAGAAGGAATAACTGACATACTTAAGTCTAATATAGAAGGTTATGAGACCGAAGAAGAGGCATTAGACAGTGTAACTAAAGCAAGACAAAGAGCTATAGATAAATTAAACGAAGAGGCAAAGGCCAAAGTTGATGCATGGATGAAAACTAACGAGGCATTGGCCAAATCAGATATTGAAAGCCTTAAGCAAGTTACACAAAGTGATATTGGCGCAACATGGTTAGAATATATATTTGGTTCATATGGTTCGGGCGGCGGAGTAGGAATTGAATTTGCAAATAATAGATTTGGTAATCCTGATGACTTTATTAGTAATGCAGAAGCTATTAAAAGATATGACGAAGAGATAAAAAAGCTTACTGATGATTTTGAGAATTTAAGTGGTATAGATAAAATAAGATTAGAACATTTACAAAATGAAAGAAATGCTCTTTATAATACTACTGAGGCACAAGAAGCCAATGTAGCAACTTATCTCTATATGAAATCCGTATTGTCGGGACTTGATTCTGACTTGGAGGAATATAATAATTTCTGTAAAGAAAGTGTTACACAACAAGATAAAATAAAAGATTCTACTGATGATTTAAATAATGCATTAGAAGATATTAAAAATAGTTATGGATATACCAAAGAACAACTAATCGAATACGCCGAAGCCAATGACATGGCAACCTCAACCGCACAAGATTGGTATGATGTCGCCGATGCTATGTTGGCGGCGGGTGAGTCAGCAGGTGTACTTGAGGAGAATATCGAACAAATAAATGCATTAGGAGATACATTAAGCGGTCTTGAAGATGATTATAATTCACTCAGTACAGCTATAGCAGATTTTAATGATGGTAATGGTATCTCTGCGGCCAACTTAGATAAATTAATTGAACTTGCTAGACAACACGCAGACGCAATTAGCTTTGATAATGGTCAAATTAAGCTTAACGAAGAGGCATTTCAAGCATCTGCTAACGCGGCAATTAATGATGCAGAAGCTAAACTTATAGATGAGACACAGACTAGATTAACAGCGGTAGCCCAAGGTAACTTAGGAGAAGCTTTAGAAGGTATGGGAAATGCCGCTACTAATGCGGGAGCCAAATCAGATAGTGCTAGGGTGATAATTCAAGCACTAGGTGATGATGCTAGTATATCAGCGGCTAAAATTAGAGACCTTTGGAATGCATTAGATGGCACTGACGTTACTGGTTATACAGATGCTCAAAAGAAGGCAGTAGAAGAAATAGGAAACTATTTTACTACAGCTATGAATGGTATGGAGTCTTATCGTAAACAGATAAATACTTCATATTCTAGTACAGCTAAATCAGCGGCAAAATCCTCAAAATCAGCCGCTAAGGAATCAAAAGACGCATGGCTTGAAGCTTATAAAGAGGAAAAAGACGCCATCGACTCGATGTATAAGACTGGTATCCTCAATGCGGAAGAATATTCGGCTAAACTTCAAGGGCTTGCAGATAAATATTTCTTAGACTCAGAAGCACATCAAAAGAAATATGCTAAAGAGCTTCGCTCACTTTATGAGGAGATGTATAAAGCTCTCCAAAAGGCGGCTAAAGAATCACTCGATGAGATGAAACGTGCCCACAAACAGGCAGAAGATGCCATGAAAAAGGCGCATAAAACCCAAGAGGATAATCTTAAGAAGTCACACGAAGAAGAAGAGCGTCGTTTAAAGAAAGCACATGAAGCTCAAGAAAAAGCTATTAAAGAGCAAATAGAATTACTTAAACGTCAGAAAGATGCTATTAAAGATTCTTATAACGCTCAAATAGAGGCTCTTAAACGTGAGCGTGAAGAATATGAAAATCAGCTTAAGTTAATGCAACTCAAAGAGGAACTTGCTAAGGCTCAACAGAAATATATGTATGTAATGGACGAAACGGGCCGTTTTAATTATGTACAAGACCAAAATGCTGTTGACCAAGCCAAAGAAGAACTTTACGAAGAAGAGCTTAAGCAAGCATATGAGAGACAGTTGCAAGATTTAGAAGATGCTAGAGATGCGGCTGTTGAACTATATGAACAACAAATACAAGACTTAGAAGATTATTACGATAGAGTAAAAGAGATTAATGACGAAGCAGAAGAAGAGCTTAAGTTGCGCAATGATGAGGCAGAAGAAGAGTTAAAGAGGCACAACGATGCTCAAGAAGACGCTTTATCGGCTCATAATGACGAGATAGAAAGACTTTACGAAAAGGCTATTGAAGATTATAACACATATGCAGAAATACTAAATAATGGCCAATTAAATCAAATCAATAGTGAAAACTCTAACTGGGCTACTAGACTTAGTAACTTGGCTAGCTTTGTTAATAATTATAACAACCTCTTGAATAAGCTGGGAGACGGTTCTACTGGAAATAGTGGTGGCGGTAGCTTTAGTGGAGGTAGTGGATATACTAAAACAAGTGGTACTGTTGGTGGTTCTAAAAGTAGTTCATCAGGTCGCGGTGGAAATTCTGCGGTCAACGCGGCTAATTCGGCATTAAAGGCTAATGAAGTTAAACGAGCACTTAATACAAGTGTCTCAAATATGGCAAGCGCACTAACTAAAAGTGTTAAAAGTATATTTAAACACGCTCAAGGTATCGCTAAGATTGATACTGATGAAATAGCTCTTGTTGGTGACTCACCAAATCAAGAACTTGCAATTGGTTCAAGACTTAACGGTGTACCGTTGTCATTGGAAAGTGGTAGTGGAGTTGTAAATGCTAAATCTACTCGTACTTTAGCGGGTCTTTTAAATTCTATACCTAATTTAGGTAACAATTATGGCACAACCAATAATTCTAATCAACAAACAATTCATATAGATAACATTAACTTACCACAGGTACAAAATGGTAGTGAGTTTATTAGTTATTTAGAGAATTTTGATATAAATATGATACAGAATTCATATCTATCTATTTAGATTTAATACAGAGGGCTTAATAGCCCTCTGTATATTATTTAAGAAAGGATTAATTATGGATAAACAAAAACGAGCCTATCAAAGTTTGATTAAAGGCATAACACAGTACATACGTGATACGGTAGATAAATATTCAGATAAAACTTACATAGGTATCGTTAAAGATTATGATGAAGTTGAAGATGAATATACTGTTGAATTAAATGGGGTCGAATATCCTCATGTTTCAACTATAGGCGGCAGTTGTTATATTAATCAAACTGTCTATATATTAATACCACAAGGTAACTATAGCAATATGGTTATACTACGAGCATAAGGAGGTAGACCAAAATGGCATTGGTTAGACCAATTGCAAGAACCAAAGCGGCATTCGACGCGACTAATGATGAAATATTCTATTTTAACGTTGATGGCGGCGATTTGGTTGTTAAAAATAAAATAACTATTGTAGACCAAGATACTAACCAAGTGGTCTACACACATACAACCCCTAATAATTATTTTGTATATAATCAAACTGTACCAAAAAATACATTAATAAACGGTAAATATTATTACTTTTATTTTAATACATTTAACGCTGGTGGTCAAATGTCAGTGAATAGTAACTCTATTCCATTTAGATGTTATACAACACCTACACTAAGTATAATAAATGCGCCTGACCCAACTCAGAGCGTTACAAGTAGTAATTATGTATTTGAGATAACTTACTCTCAACCACAAGGAGAGTTGTTAGACTTTATTATTGTTACTGTTTATGATGATAATGGTAATGAATATGCTAGAAGTGATAAGATATTATCTAACGAAAGCAACTTATATCAATTTGCTGTAGTTGGTATGACTAATGGTAATTATACTATTGGAGTTGTAGGAGCTACGGTTGAAAGTACAAAAATAAATTCACCTATATATAATTTCAAAGTGCACACAATAACACCTGAAATTTATGCTAAATTTAAGGCAGAGGCTTTGTGTGATAAGGGCTATGTAAAAGTTACTAGCTCGTTGTCTAATATTGTAGGTGAAGTAAATTATGAACCACCAAAGTTTGTAGACAATGATACTAAGATTTATTTACTTCCTAGACAAAGTTATGTTCAGTGGACTGAGGACTTTAAAATCTATGAAAACTTTACTATGGGACTTTGGGGTCATATAGGCGAAAACTACCATCATAAAGATATAATAGAAGGCTATACTTATTATCCAGCGGTATATACCCATGGAAACACTAGAATAGCATTGTTCCCACCACAAAACTATGCACAGTGGGATGATATTATGTTACAAAAAGTATTTGCTGTAGGTATTTGGGGTTCGATAGGTGAAGAGGGAGAAGTCTTTAGGATATGGAACGAAGATGGATATAAAATTATATTCAGCCTTAAAAGAGAGGTGCCTTATGGAGGCTCACAATTACAAGATTGTTTTGAGCTTAGGGTTTTAGACACTGACGATAACGAAATGTGCTATGGTAGAACTAACTATGTTGGTTTGTTAAATCCAAACGACGACTATTATTTATTCTTAAACAAGGGTGAATATAGTTGGAATTTAACTCTTACAAATGAGACTAGTAATACATTTGAATTCGTATGGGGTACACCTAATGAAGCTCAGTATGGTCAGATGTTGCCAATAGCATTTAATAATAGTACAGATTATCCATATAATGACGGTTCACAGCCTTACTATATGGATATTAACGATTACTTCCCTATGACACATTGTAGGCTTTCAAATGGTAATTATGACCACTTACATCTTACAGACCATCCTAGAATTTTACCTAGCCAACTTACAAAAAATATAGATAGATACAGCGTACTTAACTGTAGTTTTGAGGGAGACCTTAAAGGCTATGTTGGATTTTCTAGTGAAATCTTTAGATTGTGGAATGAGGACAATTATAAAATCATAGGATATATGATATGCGAAATCCCATTTGGAGAAAGTAACCCTAAGCATTGTATAGAAGTCAAAATTTATGACGGCGATAAATTAATTGGTTACGGAAAGACTAACTATGTCAAGCGTTTAAATCCATATGATTACTATGCGTTTATGATGCAAAGAAAGAATCATAATTGGACTTTGGGTATGATAAATACTACAGAGCTTGATTTTGATTTTGACTGGGAACAGCCTAATCAAGTATACTTTGGACAGACAATGACAAGTATTCAATGGAACAATGGAATAACATACGGTCAAGGAGTAAATTATAATAATACATTTTCAAATGTAACAGATAGTATATTCCCTATGACTAAAGTTAGATTAAATAATGGTATTTATGATGGATTTGATGTTACTAATAATGTAGATAGAACATTAATTGATTATTTAGCTCCTTTGGAGTGGGATTATAATACAATTCTTAACTGTGATTTTAATGATTCTATTAATGCAGGTAATATTGAGGGTATTATAACACAACTTGGATATGTCAGACTTAAGCGTAGGGCTAAAGGTACTAATAAATGGATTACGATTAAGCAAGTTAACGGTACAATTGAAGATATTTCGTTCACTTATAATGATGCGTTAGTACCACACGGAGTAACTCAGGAGTATGCACTTGTACCTGTATCTCCTAGTGGAGCAGAGGGTGAATATCTTATTACAGAAGTAACTCCATATTGGAGATTTAACTTTATTACAATAGGAGATAAAACATTTGCTATATGGGCACAAGTTAGTTATGGTACTGTTACTAATAACCGTAAATTTGGTTTATTGGAACCTATACAGTCTAAATATCCAATAGTTATAAAGAACTCTAAGATTGGTTATTTAAGTGGAACTATTACTGCTAAGTTTTTAGGACAAAGCTTCTTAGAGACACGTGTTGTAAACAGAAATGAAGTAACAGAACAAATAATTGAATTCCAAAAATATATGGACTTGGGTGAACCTGTTTGTCTTAAAGACTATAATGGTTGGGTAATTTTATGTAGACCAACCACAGGCGATACTGCTACATTTAATTCAGCTTTTGCTAACGGTATTGCAGATGTATCATTTAACTGGGTTCAGCAAGGAGAATACGATAATCAAGATGATTTATATTATCTTGGATTTATAGATGAGAATATTTAGAAAGGAGAGCCTTATATGCCTACTCAAGATGAATATAACGTAGGATTACAGCAGAGTCGAGAGTTGTATGCTAAAGTAAGACTTATAAATCTCGATTGGCAAGAGTTAGGTGAATGGGAAACTGCGGTAATAGGTTCTCCTACATTCACCGTAAATGCAACAAGTTCAATTAGAAGGACTTGTAGTATATCATTAGCGGCCACAGATATTAAAGGTATAAATCACGCTGTAGGTTATGGTAGTGATATATGGCTAGACACCTATTTTAATATTTCAATTGGTATTAAAAATATATTTACTGATGAAATAGTGTATACAAACATGGGAATGTATATGGTAGACAATCCTACTAAGGTATATTCAGCCACAGACAACAGTTTTACAATTAAAGGTGTAGACCTTATGGCCAGTATGACTGGGTTAAGAAATGGTTGCCTTGAGGGGTTTGAATATGTAATACCACAAGGAACAAATGTTCGTAATGCAATCATAGGTGCAATTGGTTTAGCAGGATTCGTTGATTATATTGTATCTGAATGTCAATATAGCGTACCAAACGAAATAAAGTTAGATGTGGGTAGTACCATTTATAATATATTAGAAAAATTACTTGAAATAGACCCAAATATGCAAATGTATTTTGATGTTGATGGTGTATTTCATTATGAGCCTATTCCAACTGGAAAAGATGAGGAAATAACACTTGACGATAATTATTGGAATAGAACCTTAATTTCAATGAATACTAGTTATGATTTTGAAAGCGTAAAAAATGTTATTGAAGTTATAGGTAAGACACACGAGGTAAAATGGTACGCCGACGCGACTATAAGTGGTAGTACATATAATCTTAATATGCCCGCTTATACAAGTAATTATTACAGAAATAATTTAAAAATAGGATTTACGGCGCCTACTAGGGTGACTAATCCTTATGTTTCAATAAATTCACTCGGAGCAAAACCACTTAAAAATTCAGACGGCTCGTTTGCAGTATTGGCAGATGAGACAAGTAAATATTATGTAGCTAGATACCAAGAAGAAGGCGATTTCTTCTTATTCTTAGGTGCGGTTTGTCCACACGCAGAAGTAAGATACGAAAATGCAGAGAGTCCATTTGGCATTCCTAAACTTGGAGAGGTTAGAATAGTGTTAAGTGGTGGAGAGTATGAAAATATATTTACTGACGCTCAGGCTATGAAGAGAGCAGAGTGGGAGTTATATAATAGATGCAAGTTAACAGATAGTATTAATATTACTTGTGTTCCTATTTTATGGTTAGACGTAAACACTTTATTCGAGATAACTGTACCTGCAACTAATGGCAGAACAGAAGACGAGGTTTGTCAATATATTGTTAAGAGTATAAACACAACATTTGGTGTTGATGGTACTCAGACCATAGAGGCAAGTAGATATTATCCATTCTATGAAGATTAATTATAGATTAAGAGGGGAGAACCTTAATAATGATTAGTATAGAAAAGGTTGGCGGAGCCAACAATACAAAAGGTACCGAGTTTAGAGGATTATCCACTGATACAAAACCAGTAGGAACTGATATTCCCAATGGTAGTGTGTTCGTAGAGATTAATACCTCAAAAGTTTATATGTATTCTCTCAGTACACAAACTTGGCATGAGTTATAAAAAGGAGGAACTATAAATGAGTTTTGATGTAATTTCGTATGCTTTAAATAAGAAGTATACAGATGAGTCAATAGCGGGTATTAGTGGAGCTTTAGCGGGAAAAAATTGTACTATATCCGACGTATCTAAAGTCGGATTAATCACTACAATTACTTTCCAATGGACAGCAGACGACGGGACAACTAGAACCACTGATGTTCAGGTTTCCGATGGCGAAACTCCTACAATGGATGTAACACCGATTACAAATGGAAATAGAATTACATTTACCACTACAGATGACTCAATCACATTCGATGTAATCAATGGTGAAGATGGCGTTTCGGTGGTAAATGCACAAATAGACGAGTATAATCATCTAATCATTACTCTTTCAGATTCAAACGAAATTGACTGTGGAGAAATCGCAGTAGATAATGAATTAAGCGAATTAGATGACGTTGCTTTAACTACACCTAGTGATGGTGATAGTTTAGTATATGATGCAGAGTCAGACAAGTGGGTTAATAAAGAATTATCTTATGAGTATTCTTTAGAAGACCTTACAGATATTGATATTGATGTATCTGAACTATCTGATGGCGACATCATTAAATGGGATGAGTCTAGCTCTAAATGGGTTAAAGGTTCTATTCCTACAATTAAAAGTTTAGATGATATTGGAGATGTAAATTTAACTACACCTTCAATTGGACAGATTTTAACATTTGATGGCACAAACTGGATTAATGAAGATAATGAAGTTGTTGCTGATTTAACAGACTTAGGAGACGTTACTATTCAATCTCCTACCAATGGACAGATTTTAAAATATGATTCTCTAAGCGGTAAGTGGTATAATGGTGATGCAGGCGCAGTTAGTACAACAATTGAAGACTTAGCTGACGTTAACGTTGATTCAGTTACAATTGCCGATGGCCAAGTATTAGTTTACGATGCAGAACACGAAGTTTGGGTAAATGCCGATAGTAGTGGCTCTATAGAAACTCTTGGAGATATTGGAGACGTAGATTTAACTAATATACAAAATGGACAGGTTATTATTTATGATGCGGCTAATAGCAAATGGATTAACGCAGAAATAGCTACAAATTTAAGTGAGTTATCTGATGTTGATTTAGGCACTCTCGCTGGTCTTGATATGTTGAGATATAATTTATTGACTAGTAAATGGGAGAACTTTGCGGCTGACACAACTGTTACAGAAAGTTCTACAAATATAATAACTGGTGGAGCAGTTTATACTGCTATTGATGCTGTATTAGATAAGCTTGGAGATTTGGCAAGTCTTGACACTACAGTAAAAACAGATGTAGTTAGTGCTATTAATGAAGTCGTTTCTGATATTGGCAACTTGCATTATCTTGAGCAGTTTGGAACTATGCCTAGTGCTAGTGATAAACATAATGCTATAGTGCAGTATATAGGAGCGGATAGTGTAGATTATAAACGTGGATATATATACCATTCTACTCCTAGTGTAGAACACGGAGAAGTTGTTTATAACTGGGTTAGGGTGGACGTACAACCAAGTAATAACGATTATGAGTCACTGATGAATAAACCACAGATTAATAGTATTGAGTTAGTTGGAAATAAGAGCCTTGATGACTTGACAATCCAAGGCAAGTTACAGTATGACACATTGCCTACACCTTCAAATGCACTTGTTGGTAAGATTGTAGAATATACAGGGGCTTCTACAGCTAGTCTAATAACTGGTTATTTCTATCAGTGTCAGTATGTTGCGGCTAACAATGATTATGAGTGGATTAATATTGATGTATCTAGCAATAGTACATTAGCTAGTAGAATTAGTACACTTGAAACAAATCAAGGTGATATGACACAGCTTGAAGTAAGTGGTGTTAGTGATATTGTATCAGCTTTAAACAAATTAAACGTGCGTGGTATTAAATCTATTACTTATGTAGAGCCATATTTGATTATTACACTTATGGATAACACAACTTTCCAATTTGATTTGACTGTAGTATTGCAGTCTACAGACATTGGAGAGCTTGCAAATGTATTAGATACTAATATTCAGAACGGAAACTTGTTACAATATGATACAAGCATTTCTAAATATAAACCTTATGATGTAGTCGGCGCAATGAGCACATTGTTGCAAGATGCTAAAGACTATACAGACCAAGAAATTTCAAGTGCAGTTCAGGAAGATGCTTATATTTGTGATGCAAAGCCTAGCTGTACTTATGATAGTTCAAGTAGCAAATATATTGTAGTATATTATCAGAATAGCGTAGCTAAGACTACTACAGCTATTTCTAGTAGATTCTATTATAAAGATTTAAACCAAGACCCATATTGTACATCTTGGTTTGAGACAGGCGACCCTAACGTAGACCCTGTAGAGTTTACTTATCTTATTTCTACACCTGATTTTGATGATTATGTAAATAAGAATACAGATATAGTATCTACATATACTACAGATATGCCTGATAAAACAAAAGTTCCTAACATTTCTTCAATGGACGCACTTTACACTTTAGTTTCTACAGCATTAGGACTTAAGGTTAATACATCAGATATTGTTGACGCCTTAACAAGTGACGACGCTACAGTGCCTTTAAGTGCGGCTCAGGGCAAGGTTCTTAAGGGACTTATTGATAAAAAGCAGGATATTATGCAAGTAGATGCTCTTCCTGTTGCTAGTGCTACAGAAGAAGATAATATTTATCAGTATGTTGGTGCAACTAGTGGAGCATACGTCAATGGAAGATTCTACAAGTGTGTAGAAACAGAAACAGACGTGTATGCTTGGCAAGAAGTTAAATTTAGTGCAGACTATGATGCTACTATTATCCAAGGTAGCACAAATGCACCTCAAGGCGGAGCGGTTTATACAGCATTAGCTGATAAGCAAAATGTGACTTTGACAACTCCTATAGTTGTAGAGGGAACATCTACAACAACCGTAGAAGGCGCATTAGGCACACTTAACACTGCTAAGGCTAAAGTATTCCAAGTAACAAGCATGGCTAGCCCTAGTGAAGATATAGAGGGCTTGGTAGTACAATATGTTGGAGATACTACAGTTTCATACACAGAGGGTTATTTCTATAAATGTAAAGAAGTATTGCCTAGCACAGACCCTAAAGTTTATGAGTGGGTAGCATTAACATCTAAGATTGATGTAGATAACACACTTTCTAATACAAGTACAAACCCTGTACAGAATAACACAATAACAAATGCAGTTCAAGCTTTACAAGCAGGTGTTACAATTACTTATGCTGACGAAGCTAGTTTGCCTGATGAGGTAGACTATGCGGGCGGAGTAATCCTTACAGTTGGAACGATTGGTTATTGTTTAGCAGAGAAAACGTATTGGAAAGTAACGGCTATTAATTCTTCATCACTTGCTATTACGTGGACTGCTTATGACCCACATATTGCAAGTGACGATGTGGCTACTACAAGTACAACTGGTTTAGTAAGTGCTGATGGCACTACAATAGATGTAGATTTAAACGGAGAGCTTTCAATCAATTCTAGCCAAAGAATATTCATTGGTACAAATCAAGATTGGATTAATTTAACTACTGCTCAAAAGGCTATGTATACATTGGTTAATATTACTGATGATGATGGCTCTACTATATTCACTCCTATTTCTGTGGGTGGTGTTAATTATTATTCAGTAGAGGCCGCTGTTAGAGCAATGGCTACAATAATTAATAATTCTATCTATTGGAACTAAGATATTACGAGAGCGGTTTAATTCCGCTCTTGTATCTATATAAAGAAAGGAAATATTATGGATATTAATATTATTTATGACTACATTCAACCTGTAATATTACTTATCTGCTTGGCAGTTGGTTATATTATTAAGAATTTAGTTAAAACCGATAAAGTAAACAAGTATATTCCACTTATTGTTGGAATACTTGGTGTTGTATTATCTGTATGGGTTAATGGATTTAACATTGTGGCTATCGCTGTCGGATTAATGTCAGGTTTATGCTCTACAGGTTTATACGAATTATTCAAGAATTTAATTAATAAGGAGGCATAAAAACAATGGCAAATGATTATACTCCAATTAGTCTAATCCGTGGAAATAGCACTGTCATTGACGAAACATCTATCGTTGACGGTCAGATTCTTTTTGACGAGTCACGCAAGTGTTTATTCATGGATGACGGAGATACAAGAAGTAAATACAGTGGCTTGGGTGCAGACTCAAACGTAGCCACAGTTGAAGATACAACTACTTCTACACACGCCTATGCTAAGGGTGATTATGTAGTAGTGGAAGGACAGTTATATGAAGTAATAGCGGCTATCGCTATCGGTGATACATTTACTGTTGGAACTAATATCACTCAGACAACAGTTGGTGATGAACTTGTTCAGATAAAGAGTGATTTAGGTAATCTTTCAATAATAGAAGCCAAAAACGTAGGTATGACTTGGGGAAATTTTATAACATATTGTAGTAATTTAACCGCAGGTACTTATTTAACTCTTAGTGGTTCCATTGATGGAACTCTTGTTATAACTGACACAGGAAAATTCGTATTATCAACAAGAGTTTCCACCGCACAAGGTCTATTACACTTTAGAAATGGACGTAATGACGGTTTAAACTTTGTTGGAACCAGTTGTTTGTTAAATTCAGATGGAACAATAACCTATACTTCGTATTCTACTACTGACAATCATCCACTTGGAAATAATTTTAAATTAAGAAGAATAGATTAAATATAATAAACTATTACAGTTAAATTTATTGTGTCTTGTGGTGTACATCTTGTGAGAGCACGATTTCCGTCAATTTTATAAATAAAAATATTGTTCACGTTTGGGAATAATTGATAATTCCCATTATCCGATGCAGTTTTGAATGCACATCCAATGGCTCTTGAAAAATCAGATGGTGTTGTATAATTGGGCAGATATGCACGGCCATACCAATCCACGGACGTTAATGTTACCTCATAAGTTTTATAATGTTTTGCATTATATAAATCACTCTTTAACTGAAATAAATTTTAAAACACTATTGCAATTTTCTGTGTTTTATGTTACAATGTATTTATCACAAAAACATAATACACGGAGGTGGTAATAATGAATAATAAATTAAATTT